GGGGACTTAAATGCGACCACAATCTGAACTCTTCACCTTGTCACAGATGCAGAAATGCACCTGCGATTTTCTGCATTCAGCGTTACCTCTTGGAGGTGGCGTATGAAGCAGCACTACTGCATCGTCAACGACACCGTTAAAGACAACCTCATAGCGTACATTCGCACCCTGCCGGTAAACCCTCGCGCGCCGATGGTTGTCGAGGCCCGGGAAGAGACGCGCACCGACAAGCAGAACCGCCTGATGTGGCCGCTGCTGAAAGACCTGTCTGACCAGGTTGTCTGGCACGGAGAAAGGCTGACCCGCGAAGAGTGGAAAGACCTTATCACCGTTCTGGTGAACCAGACCCAGGACCAGGAACAGAAATCTGCGCCGGGCATCAACGGCGGCCGCGTTTATTTCGGCGTCCGCACATCCAAATCCAGCAAGCGCTACATGGTCGACGTCATCGAGGCGATTTACTGGTTTGGAACCGACCGCGGCGTGAAGTTCTCCGAAGCATCCAGTAAGCGCATCGCCTGGGCGCAAGAATGGAGGGCTTCCCGTGGGTAGTCCTCTCGCACGCGTCATCACCAATGAAATCTTCCGCGTCCCGGCGCGCCGTCAGCGCAAGCCCGCGGTTAAGCCGTCCGACATCCCGACCCTGAAAGATTACACCGCCCGCCTGGTTGATAAGAAATGGCTGCGACTCGCGGCGAGGAGGGCGCATGGCTAAGTTACCGCGCCGCAAATGCGCCCACTGCCGAGAATGGTTTCACCCGTCGCGTGACGGGCAGGTAGTTTGCTCATTCGAGTGCGCCAGCGCAATCGGCAAAGAACAGACCGCAAAAGCCCGTGAAGCCGCTAAGCAGAAGGAAGCGCAGCGCCAGCGCGCAGAAGAGAAGGCAGGACGTCAGCGCCGCAAGGCCAAACGAGAGTCATTCAAGACTAAGGCACAGTGGGATAAAGAGGCTCAATCGGCCTTCAACCGTTACATAAGGATCCGGGACGAGGGGAAAGAATGCGTCAGCTGCGGCAATCCACTTATTGGCAAAAGCAATTACCTGACTGGCAGCGCCATTGACGCCAGCCATTACCGTTCCCGCGGCGCTGCATCACACCTCAAATTCAACGTGTTTAACGTCCACTCAGCCTGCACCCGATGCAATCGTCAATTGAGTGGAAATGCCGTCGAGTACCGTATTCGGCTGATTGAGCGCATCGGGCAGGAACATGTCGAGCGCCTTGAATCTGATAACGAGCCGCGCCGGTTCGACATCCCATACCTGCAGCGCATCAAATCCATTTTCACACGCAAAGCCCGCGCACTGGAAAAACGCCGATCCCATCATCAGGAGGCCGCATGAGCACAGAAACCGAAATTGAACTGGGCAAGGTTGTCGCTTTCCCGTCAAAGAATAACGACCTGCAGGATGGGCTGGTCATTCAGCATGAAGGCCAAAAGGTCATGTGTCTGCACTCGGCTGTATCGATTAACGGAAAAGAACGGACGCTACGCTGCCGGAAATGCGAAACGCTAATCGATCCATTCGACTACCTGATGACACTTTGCGACCAGGAGTCTCGCTACTGGGAAAGCGTCAAGTATCTTCGCCGCGAGGAAAAACAGCGCCGCCAGAACATCGAAAAGCTCATTCAGATTGAGAAGAACGCCAAGTCCAGAATCCGTAGGGCCGGGGATAGGTCACCACTTCCTCTCTGGCAGAACGAGAGGGTGGACGAATGACACGTGACCAGATTATCCGGTACCAGAGTGAAAGCGTTAAGCGCGCCAACATGCCGCCAGTAGTAAAGCATAGCCAGACCAAAACAAACCAGCCTCAGAAGGAAGCCGCATGAGAAATATTCAGCAAGTATTAGAGCGCTGGGGAGCGTGGGCCGCAGATAACAGCGAAGATGTTTACTGGCCGCCGATTGCAGCTGGTTTCTCTGGGCTCATACCATCGAAGGTGCGCACTCGTCTTCAGTGCTGCGATGATGATGGTCTGATTATCTCAAACCTGATGGCTGGATTAAGGTCAAAGCATCCTGTGGCTCACGACCTGCTTTTCGATTACTACGTTTTCGGAAAAACCTTCATGCAACTGGCGAATGCGCATCATTGTTCTGACGGGCACATAGGGAAAAAACTATCCAACGCTGAGGGGATTGTTGATGGCCTCCTTATGGCGCTGGAAATCAGGCTGGAAATGGACAGGGATGTAAGGATTTTTCCGGCGGCATGAGCTTGCAGCCCACTCACGTGGGCTTGTTATTTTTTTCTTCCCACTCTTTTTCGGCTTGCTCTCTGGCTAATGCCTTTAATGTTGCCTTGTACTCATCGGTCATCACTTGTCTTGATAATTTATCAATGAGGGCTGGAAGCTCAACCTCGAGAACGCTTCTTGTATGGTCTCCAAGAGCGTCAACGAAACTCTTTGGTTCAGCTAAATCAGCCATAAGGCCCTTATCCGTCTCAACCAGATAAGAAAGGTTTAGGCGTGTAACTATTTCGGCGTTCATGGATCGATTGTTTAACTTGGATGACGCCTCGATTTTTTCTTTTAGTTCGACAGGCAACCTGATTCTTAGCTGCGGATCTTCTCTGCTCATGGGTAGCGTTTACCATAAAAATTCACAATAAGTAAATTATGCCCCACGGTGGGGTTGACATCAATGACGCACGGTGTGACACTTGTGTTATGCCTCACGGTGAGGCGTAAAAGGAGCGGAAATGGAAAAGGCTAAAGAGATGTATCAGCGTAAGGTGCGTTTCCCTGCTGATGTGAAACGTGCAATTGAGAGAAACGGTGAGGAAGAGTGTCGACAGTTTAATACAGAGTTAATTTATCAACTGAGGAAGATCTACGGACTTTCTGGTGAGAAAAGTGTGCAAGCTTAAAAACGACGAAGCCCCAATGGCTGCAACCATCGAGGCTTCTAATTTGTCAGTAATCTTCTAGGAAAAACCAACATGACAACTATAGCAATTCTTGAGGCAGTTAACACCTCTTATGTGCCGTTCAATGGTAAGCAAGTTCTTACCGCTATGGCTGCAGGCATGGCCTACGTGGCGATGAAACCAATCGTTGAAAACCTCGGTATGAGTTGGGGCACTCAGCAGCAAAAGTTGGCGAGATCCAAGAAAAAATTTGGGTGTATTCATATGAATATCCCTTCTACTGGCGGCATCCAAAAGATGCTTGTCCTCCCGCTGAAAAAACTCAATGGCTGGCTGTTCAGCATTAACCCCGAGAAAGTCCGCGCCGACATTCGCGACACGCTAATCCAGTACCAGGAAGAATGCTTTACCGTTCTGCATGATTACTGGACGAAGGGCGAGGTCAAAAACCCGCGCAAAGCTAAAAAGGCGTTACCTGGTAAAATCACCGCTGAGCAGCAGGAGGCGATCAAGCAACTGGTAATGACGCGCGGCAAGGCGCTGCCGAAAGAGAATCAGGCCAAGGCGATGATTACCATGTGGTCCTCACTGAAATCTCACTTTGGTTGCAGCTACAAGGAAATCAGCGACGATCAGTTTACCGAGGCACTTTCTATCGCCGCGCGTGTACCACTGGATGGGGAGTTCCTCGGAAAGCAGGAGGTGCTTCCGGCACCGAAGCTTGACGTTAACCTTCCCATCCAGTGGTGGATCGAAAACAATCCGGTGGTGCGCAGCGGAAACCTGTCATTCGGGAAGTCAATGTGCGCTCCGGCTCTTGACGTTACCATGCCGATGTTGTGTGGTGATAATTCAACGTCGGCAGCCATTCGCCTGATCAACATTCTTGAGGCTGCGGGATTTGATGTGTCTGCACCCAAGGCTGAAATCGTAGCAATGCGAAGTCATCTGGCTAATGTTGAATATGGAATGAAAGCCATCGCTGACGCTTGCCGCCGGGCTGGCAATAAAACAATCTCCTTCCGAGGGGCTAAAGCTGAGTTCGTAATCAACTAAATACTTTACGTACGTAAAAACATGAATATCATGGTAAGAGTGGTCACTTCGACACGAACTTAAACAAACAAGCCCGAGGTTAACGCCTTGGGCTTTTTCTTTGGGCTGCTATCTGACGGCCTTTTTTTATTCCCCTCACTCTGAGAGGACTCACGGCAATAAGAGGGGACTAAATGTCTGATCCTGTTTCTGGCACTACTGTAGCAGCTGGTGGTCTGATGGGTGCCAGTA